CATTTGGAATTGCATTTGCAGCAGGTATTTGGCAGGGATCGTTTCTTCGAGCAGCATTTCAATTTGCGTAGCCGTGTTGGGGCATTTGATCTCGACCAGGCCGTCAGACCCTACAAGCCCATCAGGAGAGGCGCCAGCGTTTTCAAGGTGCGGGCAAGGCACAAACCCTACTTCCTCAACCAAAACGCCCCTGGCGGCCTCGTATGCGGCCCTGGCAAACGGTTCCTGGTCGATACCCCATTGCATCGCTGCGTTGGTGTAGGAATCTGCGCGTTCGCCTGTAATTCGCTCGACGACCAGCTGCGCCATATAGGCGTCGCGGCTGGCACCGTAGCCCGACTTGGTACGCGCCATAACGTCAGCGACGCGACTGGCCGTCACTTTGCCCAAACGATCGGCAAACCAATCTTCCGTTCGTTGTTCAGTTTGGTTCGTCATTATTTGACTCCGGCAAAAGTTTAATTAACGAGGCGCGAACTGGAGTGCTGTAGCAAAAGTCGACATCGTTGAAGTCTGTTCCGAGTTTTTTGTTGTAGTAGTCGAGTATTGCTTCGCGGATTTCCTGGGTTGTAATTTCAAGCATCATTTTTTTTCATTTCCTTTTTTGCGCGTTCAATACGGGATTTTTTGGCTGCAATTACTTTGGCCTGCGCGGCCTGGTCAGCGCCGCAATACTTAATTGCTTCCTGGTAAACCTTGGCCAGTTCCTCGCTGTTTTCGGTGGCCTCGATGCAGGCAACGTAATCGGTAACGTCGACGGTCTGCGTCTTGCGTGACGCAGCGTTGCCATCGTCATCCTCGGGCGCGATGCCGCAGGCGGCCATCAATGAGTAGCGCCGAGCGTATGTCAGGGCGCTGCCGTAACCTTGCGCGTCCTGTTTAGTTGCTGGGACGTGCAGCTGGCCGCAAGACATGGTGGCGCCGCTTTCGTGGATGAAGACCGTCTCCACAATCACGCCGTTGTCGCAAGGGTGTACTTGCTGCGTGAGCGCGATGCCGTTGTCGTTAAGAGCGTCGATGACGGCCTCGACGCAGGCAGACAAGTCTGCGTACTTGCTGCGAAAGTGTGGATTGCTGCTGGACTTTAGCGCGGGGCCGAAAGCCTTTTGAGCCTTAACCAACGCGCCAGCAATTTTTGCAAAATTTTCCATAAAATCCTTAATTTAATTCGTTTAACAAAAGACGGCCGCGAATATGGGCCGTCTAACTCAATGGGAACTTTTACGCTCAAGGGATATTTGCCCAGGCTTTCGCAGAAGACATTGCTTCCTTAAACATAGTAGGGGGGTAAATTGTTTTGGCGATAATTTTTTCCGCATCAGTGTCCAAAAAAGTTACTGCGTAACCTTTCGAAATTTTGGTAACCAAAACAGAAATTCCGAGTTTTGGGTTTACAAAAGTGGCGACTTGATCCATTTCAAAATTCCTTACAGTAAAAACGCCATCCAGATTACAAAGTAAAGCAACGGTGCAACGAGAATTGTCAACATGATAAGTTCAACATCACTGGGTTCGCGGTTCATTTTTTTCCTAGCACTCAACACAAACTTCAGACGGGTTCATTGTTTTCACGATGGCAAACCCGACCAATTCACTAAAGCCGGCAGCTTTGGCCTGATCAAGAGCTTGCCAACTAGCATCAGCAAAAAACCATTCTGCGGTTTTGGGTTCGCTGCCTTCAACAATCAAGAATGCTTTCACTTTGATTTTCCTTTATTTACGTTAAAAACTTCAGTGTCGACTTAATGTTTATTTTGCTGCTTTGGCACAAGCATCGTTCCAAAAAGGACTGTCTGCAAAAACCCGCACAAGCCCTTTGTCAAAGTAGTCGGTCATTATGTCGGTGTCATTCCTGTAGATGCCATGATTGGCAAACACGCGACCCAGGGCGCCGTCGTAATCTTTGGCGTAAATTGTCACGCAATCCCGACCGTCGACTAAATGGTTGCGTGAGTACCAAACCCGTGCCTTTACGACGCCGTTGGTAACGTAGTGTTTCATTAGTTTGATCATTTTTGACTTCCTTCAAAAGACAATTGAAAAGAACCGAAACCACCGGTTGGTTTAGTGGCCAAAAAAACAAAAACGGAGGTTGTCTTCGGCGGCAGCCCATGCTCGTTTGTCGTACAGTTCGACGTCCCACACGGGCACTTCGACGTCAAGTTGCTGGTTGTAATAATCCTCTGCGTCCCACTTGGCGTGCTGCATAGCGGTGGCACGCAAACGAACAGGCAGGGAATTGATGAGGGCGACGATCGATGCTGGTGGCTGGTTTTTCATTTTGCTGTTCCTTAAAAGACCGCTTGCGATGCGCTACGGCATGACTAAATGTTAAGTCGCCTGAACTATCCTTGTCAAGCCCACTTAACAACCTTTTTTCTTTGTTGCTTTCGCGCACAGGCAAGGCAGGTTGACGGCAGCAGCAAGACCGCTTAACATCATAGGATGGACAAAAACCACGCGATCAAACTTGCAGGCTCGGCCAAGGCCCTGGCCGAACTGTTGGGCATCACCAGGGCAGCAGTAAGCCAGTGGGGCGACCAGGTACCCCAGGCAAGGGTTTGGCAGCTGATGACCTTGCGCCCTGGTTGGTTCAAGGTAAACTGATGTGAGACACGGCTAGGTTGGAAGTCATGAGCCAACCTAAAAGCGAGCCTTCCCGCCTGCCGTTGTTTCCTTGGGAAGGACGGAAAGGGGAATCGATGCACTACTACCAGCACCACATTGGTGACTTTATCAAAGCCACCGCTCGCATGACTGACGGCCAGACCATGGCCTACCTGCGACTGCTTTGGATGTACTACGACAGCGAGCGGCCGCTGCCGGACAACTCGAAGATTCTATCGTTCCAGCTGGGGGCCAGCCAGGAAGACGTCGAACTCCTGTTGATAACTTTTTTTACGCTTAAAGATGACGGTTGGCATCAGTCGCGTTGCGACCAGGAAATCGATGCTTACCGATCGTTTTTGGACAAGAAATCCAACGCCGGTCGAGCATCTGCTGAACGACGGAAGAACAGTAGTTCAACAGGTGTTGAACAGGTGTTGAACGAGTGTTCGACTGCTGTTCAACTAACCACTAACCAACAACCACTAACCACTAACCAAAAGAAAAAGAGAGAGATGCAGCGCGGGACGCGCCTGCACAACCTCTTTGAATTTCCGCAAGCATGGGTTGAGTTCTGCAGCCAGACTCGGCCGGAACTTAACCCGCAAGAGACGTTCGAGCAGTTCCGCGATTACTGGGTTGCCCAACCTGGCCAGAAAGGCGTAAAGACCGATTGGGAGGCTACTTGGCGCAACTGGGTCAGGCGGCAGCAGGCGGCCAAGAAAGTTGCATCAGAGCAGCGCCGCGATCAGATGGCAGAATTGACGAGTGGTTTATCTGTTCCAAAGCCCAAAGCATTTTGGTTACCAAAAACGGAGGTTTTGAATGTGGAATCCAAATGATTTCTGCGATGCCGACTCGGGATTCGAGTATTGCTTTGCGCGAATGCACGCGATTTATGGCGCAGCGTTTGAGTACCATTGGGCCAACGTCGATGCCGAGGTTGTGCGCCAGACCTGGAAGGAAGTTTGTTCGCCAGGACTGTCCTACCGGCCAAAGATGGATTACGCTTTGCAGTACATCAGCCCCGATCGGCCACCGTCGGCCCTGCAGTTTGCGAAGCTGTTGAGCGAGGGACCGCCAATTCCTGAGAAACCAAACACGCAGATCACCAGGCAGAAAACGCAGGCAGAACTGGCCGAGGAAAAGCGCCGAGGCGAGGAAGCCCGCAAGCAGATTGCGGAAATGCTCGCAGGGTTGAAAATGCTTAAAGGTGTCAAATGAACCGCGACGACATTATCCGCATGGCGCGGGAGGCTGGAGCAAAGAACTACGGCACAGGAGAGGAGGGTGCAACGGCTCTCATGCTCAGAGACGATGCAATTGAACGCTTCGCCGCTCTTGTCGCCGCGCATGAGCGGGAGAAGGTGGCTAAGTGGATGGTGGAACGCGGTTATGCGACGGGGCATGGCGACACCGTTGAAGACCTGCTGACAGAAGTGGATTGGCAAGCTGCGGAGCGGGAACGAGAGACGTGTAGTTTGATAGTTTTGGACAATAGCGACGCCGAAGGGATTTGCTGTACTGATGATGTTCTTGAAGCATTTCGACAAAGAGGAGAAGAAAATAAAACCCGTTGTTAATCCAATCTGCCAGCAATGTCGATCGCAGCCAGGCGAACACAAGGTGCCGTTTCTGAAGCGCACCGGACACAAGTGGATTTGCAAACCCTGTTTTGAGCGCAACCGCCCAAGTGGGTTTGCAAAACGGCCAATCCCATGAGAGCGGCCAAGGTCGACGCCAACCAGGTGCAGATCGTCGAGGCGCTGCGAG